ACCTTAAATTTTGACCATCTAGGTGTTAATACCTCTTCAGTAATAAGCTTATGGTTATCAGCTACTATCTTGGTGCAACCGTGTAATACCTCACCCACTGTGTCGTGCTCGTCAGTTCTTAACCAATAACTATGAAATGATGAGAAATTACATATTGTTACTCCACTATTGAGAGTAACTACTGGAAATTGACTTAATAATAAATCAACCTTACTATTGTCAGCCATATCTATCTCCCTTCTTAAGATATGTGGTTAATTAGTACTGAAAAAAAATTAGGGCAAGTTATTAACTCACCCTAATAATTATCCAACTAACTTCATAGTGTATCTACAGCCATCTTTATCACGCAGACCATCTAACAATCTAAACAGTTTCATGTGTTCAGAGTTATTACAGTCTATTGTGAAACGAATCAAGTCATGTCCATATGATCCACCACGTTCATCACAGTACTTATCGCCATTAGCACTACCAATGACATAAGTCTCAAACCAATTACCATTCTCATCAGTAAGATCAAGATCTAAGATCTCTTGTACAACTGGATCACCATACTTCCAATCACAATAAGGGCATATCTCATAAGACTGATCAAATGATCTACAACACATATTACACTGAACCTTGAGCTTAGTACCAATGGTTGAGTTACTTCTTAAAGTAACCGCTGTTTGTACTTGTTTTAACATATAATCTCCCATTAACTGGAAAAAAAATAATACCACTACGTTTAGTATAAGTTACTCGATATATAATACTAAAGATAGCTGGCTGTTTAACTAAGTAAGCTCGATAGGTAGTAGTGATAGTTTGCTCGTTATTCACTAATATATAGGCCGATATGTATAATATAGTCCTAAGTCTACCAGTACTAAGAAAAAATTGGCAGTTTTGATATAGCGAGACTGCCAACTCGGGTTGATTCGGTCTACATCTTAACCCATTATGGGTTACCAGCACCAGCTTGAAGCTGTGCGATGCGAGCAGCCTGTCGATTGTTCTGCTCCGCCAGTGCCTCATTCGTTTGCTGTAATTCAGCAAGAACTTCGCCTGAGTCACCAGACATGTCAACTGCAGGTACACTGGACAAGCCAAGACCTAAGTTAACTACATCAGCTGGAGGTATAAGAACGATAGAACGTCTAAATTGTCCCATGATGACTGAACGTATATCTTTGTCAACCATCTTGTCGCCTTGGATACCTCTGATGTCAAACCATGTGTTACCACGACTGTTACTACTTTGTACAGACATATAACTCTCCTCATGAGTTTAACTAAATAACCTAAATGAAAAATAACGTAATTGCGTTAGCGAACTCCCCTTTATAAGGGGGTCATCATATATATAAGACCACACACTAAAATGCTATAATTTTTGAAAGTTGCGTCTTAAACTCAAGGGGGGCAGTTGGCTTTTATATATCCCCTCGGATATGTACCCTCCTTAGATAACACTCACTCCGACTGTCCCCACCCTATTAAATATTCTTGCCTTAATAAATTGTTAGTAATATATTTTCAGTAGGCAATCAGATGTCAACAAAGACAAAAGAATCACCCAGAAGGTACCCTAGCATTAGTACTGCCTTAAGGGTCAGAAGTCGGATTATAAGGGGTTAACTTGAATAGACAAGCATATACTACCCTCGAATTTTCTCCGATATTGCCGAAACAATCCTTACTATAACTCAAGGTATGGACAGACTATAGTCAGACTATGAATGGTACTGGCTTTGATGAAAGGTAGGGCATGAAATCCAAAAAGTTGGTAAATCCTTCTCAGGGGAAGTCATATATAAAATGTTTCAACTGTCACAAAACGGAACTAGAGGTTTTTATTTATGTTAATGGCCTGTGTGTACCGTGTCAACTGTTGAAAGACAAAAGACTTTCTAAAATGAGTCCATATACTTAACAAGCCGCTTACGCTTACTATGAGACACTATCATGTAAACCGCCATCCTCACTGCGTGTATGATGATGCAGACGAGTTGCCCAGTGACATCCACCCAGTTTCTGATTGGAGAGAGTCAGAAGAAGGGGATTGGGTTAAGGCGGATGATGGCTGCTATATACAAGTCCTCAAAAAAGGGAATCTTGTCAAACCAAAAGGCAAAGAGAGAATCGTGCATTACTATCGTACTTGCACAGGAACTTATCCAGTAAGTGCTCCCATGGATACGTCTAGACGGGAGAACATCTATACAATAAGCGGCTTAAATTCAAAGACAGATACCAGGGAGAAGCTTAATAAATACGAAATGTTGTTTGTTGAATACGTAGCGGCAGGACTGAAACCAGTAGAAGCTTATATAAAAGCATTTCCCACTAATGATCCACATTATGCTAACTTCAGAAGTACAGAACTGATTAAATGTACCAGGATAAGGAAAGCTATGAAAAAAGAATTAGAACCAGTTTTAGAGAAATTAGGCATTACAGATGAGACTGTCCTGGAAGGGATAAAGGCAGTTGCTGATGAGTCTGAGAAAGATGATACCAAGTTAAAGGCTTTGTTTAAGTTATCTGATATTTTAGACCTTGAGGATAAGTCTGCTGCAAAACTTACCCAGTTGACAGGTATACAGTTTCAAGGGTTTAGTGATAAGCAGTTGGAAGAGGTAGAAAGACCTAAAGAAATAGAAAACGGACAAGGAGATTAAAATGCCGTATGATCAAGAATACAGTGATAAAGTAAACGCAGCATATGAAGCTACCCAGGAAGAAGAAGGTATGACGAATGAAAATGTTACCAGACTTCAAGAACTTCTTCAATACTATCCAGAGAATAAGGATCTAAGTATAGACGGTCAATATGGTGATGCTACTGTTAAAGCCGTAAATTCGTTTTTTGATAACTACTATTGGACACCAGAGAGAAGGCTTCAAAAAGCTAAAGATACATATGGTGAGAAGTATATCATGCAGTCAGAAATGGACGCTATGATGGAAGCTGCTCCAGATACTACTGATAAAAGAGATTATTAAAGGGACTAAAGTGCTAGTACTAAAACACAACTTGGGGTTGTGTGAAATGTTAGTATTAGGTGGAGGCTACCAAGTCCCTTTTTGTTTATAACTTATACATTTTGACTTATAAAAGCTATTTTTTGTATAATAAGGTACATTAAATGGCTAATAATACCACAAATGGTGATAGTAATCGTAGGGTTTTTGATTTAATGAATCTTTTAACCCAGGAAGAAGACCTTTTTTTTGAACCTACATCAACTGCAATTGCAGATAAGCCTATAAGAAAGAGGGAAGAGCCTGAAGCAGAGGACTATGGTTCTATTTCAGCTGATCCACGAAGTTTTATACAGAGAAAGGCTGATGAAATATATGAGTCTGGCCCAGCGGGAGCAGCCTTGGCAGCAATAGCTGATATACTACCAGGTATTCCTTTTGTTGATATCATCGACCCTCCTGAGCAACTTTCTGATCCCAGTAGTCAGACAGCAAGAAATCTTCTCGGTGCTGTAGGCTTAGTAGCTGGGATGTCCAAGACACCACAAGCTGTAGGCCGTGTTGCTACGAATATACGGGAGCCTTGGGGATATGGAGAAAGTCTTGAAAGGATTCTGGGAGATATAAATAGGATGGGTTATCATAGGCGTGGTATAGTAGATAAAGCTAAACTGGTTGCAAAATCAATAATTAAAGATAAACCTATCTACGGTAAATTAGATCCTAGAGTGGAAGGAATGGATTTTGGCGGTGATGTCACAAAAAAGGCAGCTCTTGATGCAAGAGAGTATCTATACAGAAAAATGTTTGGATTAAAGCCAAGAGCTGGGAAAAATATTTTTGTAGAACATGCTGATGGAACAGTTAGTTTTAATCCTAAAAGCAAGAGAGCCAGAAATCTTATGAGAAATGTTGTACACGGTTTTGAAAGACATCCTGTTATGGGAGGTTATAAAAGAACTCAAGTTCAACAGATGACACCTGTTGGTTCTGCTAACCCATGGCGTGATGAGATTATTGACTATGAGGATATCTGGGATTTTAAAATGAATCCGTCAGATTGGGATTTTGTATTAAAGTCTTTTACAGAATCTCCTAAAGCAGCAGTAAGGGGAACTGGAATGGCTGCTATACGAAGTTTAGTAGATATGATTACCAATCCTGTTCATATAAAAGGTAGAGTTGCTATGAATCAATTTGGAGAATTTGTTGGTCAAAAAGGGCCAGATCCTAAAGTGATGGAAGATTTTGTCAGAATGATGGCAACCGATTAGATGGCGAATTCTGATAATAAAGCATTTGATGCTATGAATGAATCTGCTGGAAGTGATAATAAGCATCTTGCATTAGCTATGGCTGGAATGGTTCCAGGGCCTACTGGGATAGCTGCTGATATTACAGACGCTGCATTGTACGCTAAGGAAAAACAATGGAAAGATATGGGAATATCATTAATTGGAGCTATACCTATACTGGGACAAGTTGCAAGTGCTAAAAAAATTGCAAAAATTACCAAGTCAATAGAAGCTACTAGCAGAATAAGAAGAATTGCTAACTTTGAAAGAATGACGGAATCAATTGAAAATGGCAGTTTGTTATTTGCTAATAAGAAATGGCAAAAAGCAATAGATAAAGGCGATATGTGGATGAATAGTAAAAGTGGTGATATGTTTGGCAAGGTAGGCGAGAATATGGGTAAGAAAATTGGGAATGTATATGAAACACCAAGATATGAGAGATATAGTGATTACTATAAAATGATGGGTGAAGTGAGTGATGATATGCAAAAAGCGGTTAAAGCTCTGTCACCACAGGAATTATCATTTGCAAAAGAAATGGGAAAATCTCCAACATTTAGGAAACAAATGAGAAATATAATTTTAAAACTTGACAAGCTATTACCAGTTGGGGATTAATGAATATAAATACTAAAAATGTTTCTAAGGCTGAAGAAGATCTTAAACTTGCATATGAGGACTTAATAGCATTTGGTAAGTTATTTCTACCAGATGACTTTACACGTAGTGAAACACCATTTTTTCATTATGAAGTGGCAGATGCAGTTGATAACAGGGATATCAGGCAGCTGGCTGTAATTCTCCCTAGAGGACATGGGAAAACAGTACTTACCAAGTGCAGCATTCTTCATGACTTCCTTTTTACTAAGGAACCTTTATTCTATGGTTGGGTGGCAGCAAGTTCCAAAATATCTGTACCTAACCTTGATTATATAAAGTATCATATTGAATATAATGATAAGGTAAAGTATTATTTTGGTGATTTAAAAGGAAAGAAGTGGACTGAAGATGATATTGAACTTAATAATAATTGTAAGCTTATATCTAAATCTAACCTTTCAGGTATAAGAGGTGGAGCAAAACTCCATAAGAGATACGATCTCATTGTACTGGATGATTTTGAAGACGAGAATAATACTATTACGCCTGAGAGTCGCTCGAAAATATCAAACCTTGTCACTGCGGTTGTCTTTCCTGCCTTGGAACCGAAAACAGGAAGATTGAGGATTAATGGTACTCCAGTACACTATGATTCATTTATACAGAGAATCCTTGTTGGATATCAGCAATCATTGAGAAAAGCAGAAAGATTTAGCTGGCATGTCATAACTTATAAGGCATTACAGGAAGATGGGACTCCTCTCTGGCCAGATTGGTTTGGAATGAAGGAGATGGAGAGAAAAAAGAAATTTTATCAGGACTCAGGTACTCCACAGAAGTTTTATCAAGAGTATATGATGGAAGTACAGAGTGCTGAAGATGCAATATTTACCAGA